GAGAGTCTATAAACATAAACGCAGGATTGAGAAAATATGCATTAAGCGGAGTTTTACAACAAACTTATTTATCTGGAATAAGTGCAGCAGAACCAAACAAATTTAAAGTATATTTTGAAGAGTTTGGCACTATCATGAGAGAGTGTGCGTATTTTAATATTAGATTTGATAACGCATATCCATCATTATTTTCAAAAATCATTAAACTTCCAGAAAGAACAAAAGACTATGTGGTTTCTGGTTTTCAATCAAGTGCTTATGGAGCAGAGTTTTTAATATTTAATGCAACAGATTCATTATTAGATTTAGGAACAACAGAAAATAACTTTTTAAATATTAGCGGTATTGCTTTTACACAGGATGGAGGAGGCCAACTAACTGTTGATGATTATTTTAAAAAGAGATCTAGTTTTTCAGATCCAGAATTAGTTGCAAGTGCTTTAGTCTATTCTCCAACATTTGAAAAACAACAATATGACAACATTAGAATAAGTAGAATTACATATGGAAATAATGAATTTTCTATTGAAAGCGACTATATTCAAAATCCAGATGATGCCGAATTATTAATGGAATGGATTTTAAATAAGTTGATGGTTCCCAAAAAGGCTATAGGTTTAAATATTTTTGCTACACCAACCATACAACTTGGAGATCTTGTAACAATAGACTATAAGAATGAAAATGGTGTGGATATGGTTGCACCTTCATCATCTAAGTTTATAGTTTATAATATAGAATATTCTAGAAGTAACAGGGGTCCATCAATGACAGTTTATTTGAGTGAGGTGTAGAATGTCATATAATTATGATGAAGGCAATACTGCTGATGTTATTAAGGCAGCATCAGATTGGATGTCAAAAAATTTAATGCCTGTTGTAAATACTGGAACTTCTGGATATGCATTTGATGTTGATGGATACACTGGACAACCAGTTGAAGTAAAACCAACAACGCCGTCATCTTATTCTCCACCAAATGAAGGTGGTCCACGATACTCTAGTTCATCTGGATCTAATTTAGTTGCAAAAATGCCAGTAAAAATACCATCGCCAGAATATGTAGATTTTAATGAATCTGAAAAGGCACCAATAACGGCTAATGAAATATTAAATCTATATTTTGAACAAATTAATGGACATGCTCTTCTTTTGCTTAGTAACGTAAATTTTGTAAATGCTCAAAATATATCTTATCAACCAATATTAAATATGTTTGATTTCAAACAAACGTATGATCCAAAAAAACTTTTAGGTTTACAGGACACATCAGATACATTTTTTTCCAATTTTTCTATAAAATTAGACAATAAAATACCAAATCAACCAAGTAGCAGTAGCACAAATGGGACCAATGTTTATATTGCAACAAACCAAGAAGGACTAGCAACTCAAGAATTTACGGGATATAACCGTTTTGCCAGGATTGTTATTGAAACAATTAATATGGAAAATGACGAAAGGGTAGAGATAGAAATCCTTTCAGGTGGTACAATAGAGACAGATTTAATTGAGGAGTATGGTTCATGATAACAAATAATGGTAAAGAAATAGTAGCAAAGTATATGATAGGAACTGCTCCAGCATATGCCTCATACATGGCTTTTGGTTCCGCAGCAAAGCCTTTGGGAACAGCAGACGCACATGATTTTGTTGGTTATTCAGCAAAAGAAGAACTTGGTTTTGAAATGTTTCGGGTTCCAATATCTTCAAAAGGATATGTCTACGAAGATGGTGTAAACAAATTAGTTTTTACATCAGAACTACCAAGTACAGAAAGATATGAAATCACTGAGATTGGAATTTATTCTGCTGGATCTAATCCGTCAGCATCTGGATTTGATAGCAGAAATATTGTAGTTTTTTCACAAGAAGAGGCGTGGCAATATGTAACTACAACTCCAACAAGCATTCCATCAATATCAACGCCTTTAGACTCTGCTGATGATAATGTTATTGATGTTGTTGATGATGTATTTCAGGCTGATGCAGATAATAGAATTTTTTATAAAAATAATAGAACACAGTACCATGAAAGATGTAGATTTTTTAATAATATGATTATGATAGTTGGAGATTATTCAAGCATACTAAGTGCAACAGCATCAACCGATTTATCTTCTACGGCACATATTTTAAAAACTGGGCTTGCAATTAATTTATCACAAAACTCTTTATCAGATAAGATAAAGATTGCTTTTTCATTAGTCAATAAAACTGCTAATACAACATTAAGCGCAGAATACAGTGAGCCAGATAATGTAAAAATTATTATTGATTTTATCAATACATCTACAAAAAAGGCAAGGTTGGTTTGTAATGTTGCTAAAACAGATACTGGTGTAGACTTTAAATCAAACAGGTATTATGTTATTGAAAAAAATATTTCTGATGCAGTACAGGATAGTGGATTTTCTTGGGCAGATATAACTTCAATGAAGATCTATACATGTGTAGTGGATGACTCTGCTTTATCTTCAGACTATTATGTTGCCCTTGATGCAATAAGAGTAGATAATGTAACAACACAAAATCCATTGTATGGTTTAGTTGCATATACAACTGTAAAAAACGCTTCTGAACAACCAATACTAAAAGGTCCTAATACCAATAACTATATTGAGTTTAGGATGGCGCTAGGTGTTCAATAATGGCAGATAGTAATATCAAAAAATCAATAGTTAAACCTATTCCAGAGTTTAGTGGAAAAACTGGAAAATATAAACTAAGATATAGAATTGTTTCTGAAGATAGAAATAGAACATCTCATTGGTCTAAAATTCATGAAATATCTGTTCCAAGTGTTACTCAACTAACTACAGATAATTATCAATTTGTAGTAGAAGAAATAAATCAGCAAGGTGGAAAAAAAATACATGTGGTTGAGTTGTGGTGGACACCAAACAGTTCTTATTTATTTAACTATTATGATATATACATTGCTTTAAATAAAGCAGTTGGAGAGCCATCAATATCTGACTATAGTTATTCTGGAAGAGTTTTTTCTCCATCATTTTCTGTTTATTTGGACGATGATACTACAGATAATTTTAGTATTATAGTTCATTCTCCAACATATGATAGTATTATAAATTCAAATCAGATCCTTATTAAAACAGCGAAGCATGTGGTATAATTAAATATTATGGCAATTTTACCAACTCCACAAAGAGGTCAGCCACTAGATGTTTCATACATTAATAGCATTGTTACAGAATTAAATAATGTTATTTCTCAAACACTACCAACAGCATCTAATGTAACTACAATAAAGTCTTCACCAACTGCTGCTCCACAAACAACTCCAACATTAAAAGCACAAATCTATGGAGAGGTTTATAGTGTTGCGAGTGCATCTACAGTAACTGCTGGCGAAGAAAAACCATTTGATATTAATTTTAATTTTAGATATCCTCCAATTGTTGTTGCAACTCCTTGGAACAAAAGTGGTACTGACTCTGGTAAAAATGTTTCAGTATATATAAACAATGTTACTTCATCAAAAGCAACGCTAGTTGCTAAATTTGCAACGGGTGGAGTGGCAACAGTTGACGTTAATGTTTTAATTATTGGGATTCCAAATTGAAATGTTTGAAATGTAATGGTAGAGTATTTATAGATAGACAGTATACAACTATAGGTCATATAGAAGTATATTGTATTATATGTGGTAAAAGAAAATTTTTTCATCCACCAGATTCAACAAAAGAGGGAAGATGGGTTTTCGCAAAGGAAGTATTGAGAGCGAAGAGTACAATGAGTCCCCTGTAATTAGTGGGAATAAAACTGTTTGGTTTTTAAATGGTGATCTTGTACGGGTAAAACATAGCAGTAGATCAAATGGTACTGTTGCTTTATATAATATAAATAAAGATCGTGTAGAAATATGTTTTACACATGAATTTAAAAAGAAAAGAGAAAAAGCCTATACTATGGGTGAAACAGCAGTATTAATTAATAGACATAAAAAGTATTTGCCTAGTTTAATAAAAAGAGGGGTAATTCCACCACCAGTTGGAAGCACAGTTGGTGGAGAAAGAAAATTTCAAAAAAGGGCATATTATTCTGAAAGCCACATAAAGGAAATAAGAGATATATTGTCATCTATTCATATTGGTCAACCAAGAAAAGATGGATTAGTAACTAATAATAGAACTCCTACAAAACAAGAGTTGACTCGTAGAATGGGTGATGGTATACTTACTTATACGAAAACTGAAGATGGTAGATACATTCCAATTTGGAATGAAAGTATTAACTAGACCCTTTGGAGGGTATATGGAAAAGAACGAAGAAACAAAAGTCTCTGTTACATTAGGGTATACATTAAATCTTGGAAACTTTCAATCGCTTAGGCTTGATTTAGGCGTAGTAGATTCAAAGCGTGATGGTGAGACTACAAATGATGCTATGGAGCGTGTATACGGCTTTGTAGAGGCTAAATTGACTGAAAAGATCAATGAGGCTAAGGCAGAAATTTCAGAGTAATGGCAGAGCGCAAAGACCGCATGGCTTTGCTAAGTCGTTATTCAAAACATCATAAAGAAAAATATGAAACAAAGCCAACATTAAATTTAAACGTAGAGCAGTGGGCTTCTGATGCCTTGATAGAATCATATGGAATATCTTTGTGTTATGACTTATTAGAGTACTATTTTAAAGTTGCACAAGAGCCTAGTTGGAATTATTTTGCTTATAATGCAGAAAAAATATTAAAAGCAAGACTTGACAAACAGCAGGATGATATGGAAAGATTAGAAAGACGTAAAAAAGCAAAGGAATGGCTAAGTGAATAATACTGAGGCAAAAGTAATAAATGCTGTTTTAAAAGATAAACAAATCCATGTTCTTTTGCAAGCAAACATAGACAATATTCTTAGAACACATTCTGATATTTGGAACTTTGTTAGAAACTATTTTGAACATAACAGTTCTGTTCCGCCATCATCTCTAGTTGTAGAAAAATTTAGAGACTTTGAGGTTATTGAAGATGTTGGTGCAACAAAACATCATCTTGAAGAATTACAGCATGAATATTTAAATGATAGCCTTAAAGATATTTTAAGATCTGCTGCAACAGAGGTGCAAAATGATAAGGGTGCAGAGGCATTAACAAATCTTATTACTAAAACATCAGAACTAAAAAAGAATACATCGGCAGTTCGTGATATTGATGTTATTGATTTAGATTCTGCTATTGCATATTTTGAACATCTTAAAGCAATGGAAGCAGCAGGAAATGTTGGAATTAAAACTGGTTTGCCAGGTTTTGATAATTATCTCCCATCTGGAATTACTTCTGGACAATTAGGAGTTTTCTTAGCATATCCAGGAATTGGTAAGTCATGGCTTGCACTTTATTTTGCAGTACAGGCTTGGAAACAAGGCAAAACACCAATGGTAATTAGTCTTGAGATGTCTGAGACAGAAGTTCGTAATCGTGTATTTACAATCATGGGCGAAGGGCTTTGGTCACATCGTAAGATAAGTCAAGGTAATATTGAAATGGAAACTCTTAAAGAATGGCATAAAAATCATCTTGCTGGTAAAAACCCATTTCATATTATTTCAAATGATCAAGGCGGGGAAATTAGCCCATCAGTTCTTCGTGGAAAAATAGATCAGTATAAGCCAGACTTTGTTATTGTAGACTACCTACAACTTATGACACCAAACCAAAAGTCTGATAATGAAACTGTAAGAATGAAGAATCTTTCCCGTGAATTAAAACTAATGGCTATTTCTGAAGAAGTCCCAATTATTGCTATTTCATCTGCCACACCAGACGATGTAAATGATCTTAGTAGTGTTCCTACACTTGGCCAAACAGCATGGTCTAGACAGATTGCCTACGATGCTGACTGGGTTATGGCTTTAGGTAGGGCGACTAACTCAGACATTATTGAGTGCGCTTTTAGAAAGAATCGTAATGGATTTATGGGCGAATTTTTAGTACAGGTAGACTTTGATAAAGGCTACTATCGCTATAAAGACTATGAAGATAAGCAGTTATAATATAATGTGTCTATTCATCATAAACCAATTAAATGTTTTGCCATTGACGGGGCAATAAAAGATGACGCACACATTATTAGGCTTAAAGAAGAATATATTAGGCTGCTTGTTATTCAGATGCGAGAAACTGGCTATATTCCAAGAATTGACATTGAGCCAGATTTTACGCTAGAATATAATAAGAATAAAGATTGTTTTGAGTTTAAACTAACGGTCTATGGAATATATGTAGGTAAGAAGAAGGTAGAATGGATTATCGCAGCAGACGGATACAGGGAAATACGTATACAGAAGACCAAATCAAAAGAGTCCTTGTCGGATCAGGAATCACCATTGAGTCAGAGGTAGGCTCAGACTTTATAATATTTTGTCCATATC